AGCTGGCTATTGAGAAGATTCGCGCTTCCGCTGGCGTAAAAACGCAAGTTAATATTCAGCAGAATAATAGTGGCGGTTCACGGTATGCTTCCCTGATTGAACAACTAATGACACCAGTAATTGATAATGAATAATGCTTTAGATTATAACCGTGCTACGAAGTATTTAAACGCGGGCAACTATGCAAAAGCTCTTCAGTTTTATAAGCGCGCTCCTGACTTCAAGGAGAAGTTCGTCAATATGGGCACCTGCTACCGCGGGCTGTTGAATGACGGGCTTGCTGTTGCTAATTATACTATTGCTGCTCGTGAAGATGTACCATTCTATGACGGATCGCTCGGTCCGTATAGTCTAGCGTTAAATAACCTAGGATTAATGGCTTATGCGTATGATTCGGATGCGGAAGCTATTAGGTTGTATAGTTCTGCTTTAGCTTTAGATGGTTCGTACAAAGAAGCGAAGTGGAATTATGGGAATGCTTTATTGCGGACGTGTATTAGCCGTGGTGATTATACCTCTGAATCGTGGAAGCTAGGCTGGTCGTTGTATGAGTACCGCTTTGATCGTGGGGCTGGTTCAGTAGGGATGGAATCATACTTGCCTAGGTGGGATGGTGTGTCGTCGGGTTCTTGCATTGTAGTAATGACTGAACAAGGGTTAGGCGATAAGATTATGTTTGGGCGGTATGTAGGATTTCTACGTGCTTTGTTCGATAGAGTTATCGTTGTATGCGACCCGTCCCTAGACTGTTTCTTTAGCGATTATGAGATTGCTAGGAGTAGTGCTGGGCTGCCAGGAGTATATGTGCCGTTGTGCTCTCTTGCTTCTGTATTTGGAATTGTGAACGAGTATTGGCTCGCTGGAAAGTTTACTGCTAAGGAATTAAATCGTGAACGTAAAAACATTGGTGTTGTATGGTCTGGAAGTACCACTCATCGGAATAACCATTACCGCAGCTGTAGCAGCCGTTACTTTGCTAGCTTGCGCGATCTTGGCGATCTTCATAGCCTTAATCCCGGTGACGCTGCTGTTGCAGGTATTAAGCGTTGTACAGCTAAAAGCTGGAGTGAAACCGCTGCACTCGTACTGGCTCTAGACGTAGTAGTAACTGTTGATACGTCGATAGTACACTTATGCGGGTCTTTGGGCGTACCTTGCATCATGATTCAGCCACTACACGAGACCGACTTTAGATGGGGCGTGGGGCTGTCATCGACCGTATGGTATAAGTCTGTACGTATTGTACAGAATAGTTCGTGGGAATCTGCTTTTGCTGAGGTTCGTGAATTAATAGAGGATGGTTATGTACAGAGAAGTTAATGGACGCTGGGGGCCTTGTAGGTTCCTTGGTAAGGATGAATACGTCGGACGATCACTATTTAGTTATGGTGAGTATGGGCCAGACGAGACAGAGGCTATCCTAGACATGGCTAGCGGAGTATGCTTGGATATTGGGGCCAATATCGGAGTAATCGGGCAAGCACTACGCTCCCGTGGATTCAAGGTAATTGGATTCGAACCTCAGCCGGAGCTAGCTGAGATTGCTGAGTGGAACTACAATCACGCAGAAACTATGGGTAATACTGAACCAGGGGTAGTTATTAACTGCGCACTAGGTGCTCATGAAGGTGTAGCCGAGATGCCTAAGGTTCAGTATAGCTCTAAAGGCAACTTCGGTGGACTAGCTATTGGAGATACGTCCATTTATGGATCTTACGAAGTTCCAGTACATACTCTTGATAGCTATTCGCTAGACTGTGGGTTCATGAAGATTGACGTAGAAGGATACGAGCTAGAAGTATTACGCGGAGCAGTACAAACTATTGAGCGTTGCAAACCTATTATGTATATTGAAGACGACCGACAGAATAAGTCTTTTGCTTTACGTACGTTCATTCGTGAACTAGGGTACAGTATTGAAGAACATAAACCTACTCTTTATAGAGAGAATAACTTCTTCGGATTGAAGAAGAACATATGGGATAGGAACTATGCCTCGCATAACCTAATCTGCCGCCCATGTTAACTATTAGTAGACCAGACATTGCTCGGGATTCAATAACTGAGTATAAAATGTCTGAACGATTTATTAAGCTGCCAATTGCAGCTTATCTTAAATTGTTACCTGCTGTAGATCCTATTACATATGAGAAATCCTCTGCATGGGAACAAATCAACGACCCTCAGATTGCGCTAATTAATGCTGTTAATAACCCTGCATACAGGTTTATTTGTGCAGCACTAGCTCGACGTTTGGGTAAGACGTATATTGCTAATATCGTAGGGCAACTAGTCACATTAATACCTGGGTGTAACGTATTAATTATGTCGCCTAACTATAACCTATCGTCTATCTCATTTGAAATACAGCGTAAGCTGATTAAGTCATTTGATTTAGAGGTAGAAAAAGATAACTTAAAGGATAGAGTAATTGAACTCTCTAATGGTTCGACTGTACGAATGGGGTCCCTTAGTACTGTTGATAGCTGTGTTGGCCGCAGTTATGATTTAATTATATTCGATGAGGCCGCTCTAGGTGGAGATGCACAGGAAGCTTTTGAAGTTAGCTTGCGCCCTACACTAGATAAGCCTAATTCTAAGGCTATCTTTATTAGTACACCTCGCGGACGTAACAACTGGTTCAGTATATATTACCAACGTGGGTTCAGCCCTGATTACCCTCAGTGGGCATCTTTAACTGCCGACTATAGTGAAAACAAGCGTATGAAGAGTGCGGACGTAGAGGAAGCACGGCGTACTATGACTAAGGGTCACTTTGAACAAGAGTACATGGCGTCGTTTACTACGTTTGAGGGTCAAATCTATAATGCGTTTGATGCGGTTACACACTGTGTACCGTTCGACAATACTGGTGGATTAGAGTATATAGCAGGGCTAGACCCTGGCTACCGCGACCCTACAGCGTTCATCGTCATAGCTTACAACCCTAGCACTGATGTATTCCACGTAGTAGACGAGTACCAAGAGTCAGAAGCCGTCACTAGCCTACATGCCGAGAAGTTCCAAGAACTTTCTAGCAAGTACGGTATAGAGACTATTTTTATAGACAGTGCTGCTGCTCAATTTGGTGGCGACTTAGCATATAGCTATAACATTGGTACTATTAAAGCTAAGAAGCAGGTACTAGAAGGAATTGCATACGTGCAGACCCTAATCGTACAAAATCGTCTATTGGTAGACCCTAGGTGCACGATAACTTTAGCTATGCTAGATCAGTACCGCTGGAAGACTGATACAGTATCAGGGATTGAGAAACCTGAGCATAATGAACATTCTCACATGGCTGACGCATTGCGGTATGCCTTATACTCTTTCGTGACAGGTACATAATGACATCAGGCGTTTATAGATTAACTTTTAGTAACGGAGCAGACTACATAGGTAAGTCAGTTGACATTGCTACTAGGTGGAAGCAGCATATGGATAAGCTTAGGGCAGGCAAAGCCGCTAAACTTATGCAGGCCGCGTACGACTCATGGGGCGAACCTAATGCAGAAATATTAGTCAGGTGTCATGAAGACCATATAGATATTGTAGAATCCTGTCTGATTAGCCGTTTACGTCCGTGCTTAAATAGTACTATACCCAAAGACCCCATACCTGGGTACGCTTTAGAGGACTTAATACACTATTTAGGCGCCCCTACTATAGAGCATATAGTACGTATATCGGAGCTGCTACAATCTAAAGAAGAGTACGCTAAGGTACTAGAAGATCGTGACGAAGCTATCGAGCACCTACAAGCTACTACTAAGCATCTTCGTAGACAGCGTACTGATGAAGAAATTACTCAAGACATAATGGGTAAGATTGAACAAGGTAACGCTGCTATAGCTACCTGGAAAAGGGAGTACGCTAAGTTAGACGCCCAAAGGCTAGATTTAGGTGATAAGGTAGAGACGCTACGTAGGGAGCTAGAGTACGAAAGAATGTCCTGGTGGTATAAGTTATTTAAATAAAAAAGCCACTATAGTCTAACAGCTATAGTGGCTTTTTTACGTCCATTTTTATACACCCTAAGCTGGAGCAAAAATACACATTGACATTCTCATGCTAAAATGATACAATAGTGGAAATGAAAGTGTGCTAGCGAATTATATAGCACCACACACGTTAATTACTAGCAATGGCAAAAAATACAGAAAATAAGCGCATCCCAGTTAAATGGGTACGGGATGCAGCAAAGGCTGCATACGTTAAGCAGGATTCCTGCTGCATTTGCGGAACTACAGAAGACCTTGAATTACACCATTTACACAGTATAACTACTTTGTTAAATACATGGGCAGAAAAAGCTGGCTATGCTATTGATACAGACGAAGGTATTCTAGCTGTCAGGGACGAGTTCATCGAAACGCACAAAGTAGAGTTATATGATATGGTTTACACATTGTGTAATACTCACCATGTAAAGCTACACGGAGTATACGGCAAAGCGCCTTCTCCTGCTTCTGTCCCTAAGCAACAGCGATGGATCGAAATACAAAAAGCCAAGTTATCCGGTGACGCACCAAAACAGTCATTAGGGGTTTTTGGGCGTTTTTATTAAAGGAATACTATGGTTTGGTATAAACCCTGGGCTACTGAGAAGGCTAATCCTGCTCAGGCTACCATCGCTATGGAAGCTGGCTACAACGTAGCTACAGATACTTCTATCAACTACTTACAGGCTTTCACTAAGCTAGAGACCGTTAACCGCGGTGTGAGTATGTTAGTAAGTGCATGCTCTAGCATGGATTATGATATTAAGGACAAAGTACATGAAGGCGTTACAGTAGGTACTAGGCAGAAGACTCTGCATAACTTACTGAACTTTAGACCTAATCCGTACCAGTCGGCACAAGAATTCAGAACAGCTATCTTCACGGATTTCGTACTAGAGGGCAATATCTTCATCTACTTTGATGGAAGCTTCTTCTACCACCTACCAGCAGCTAATGTTCAAGTTATCCCGAACGCGAAAACTTTCGTATCTGGATACACATACAATAATACCACTGCAATGACTAGTGATGAAGTGATTCACATTAAGGATTTGAGCAGTGATAGTATCTACAGAGGTAGTAGCAGATTAGCTGCAGCAGATAGAAACATTAAGATTCTATACAAGATGCAAAATTTCCAGGAGCAATTCTTCGAGAATGGCGCAGTAACTGGACTAATCTTTACTAGCGAAAATACTTTGAGCCAGACAGCAAAAGATAGAACTTTAGCTATGTGGACAGCGCGCTGGAGTCCTAAAAATGGTGCTCGCCGCCCAATGATTTTAGACAGCGGAATCAAACCAGCTCCAGTAGCTGCAAGTAGCTTCCAAGAAATGGATTTTGATAACAGTATTAAAACCCACGACACTAAGATATTAAAAGCAATCGGTGTGCCTCCTCTATTATTAGATGGTGGTAACAATGCTAATATCTCACCTAATTTAAGATTATTCTATCTAGAAACAGTAATGCCTATCGTTACACGATATGTGTCTGCAATAGAGAGATATTTCGGATACGATGTGTCACCTGTGACAAGCAGCGTATCTGCACTGCAGCCCGAGTTAAAAGACGTGGCCGCATATCATACAACCTTAGTTAATGGCGGAGTAATTACTCCTAATGAAGCAAGAGTTGAATTACGTTATGAGAAAGATGCCGACCCTGAGTCGGATAAGTTACGCGTACCGGCGAATATCGCAGGTTCCGCAGCTAATCCTAGCGTAGGGGGTGCACCGAAGAAACCTGCACCCGAACCAAAGTAAGGAGTTACATGGATAAAAATAAAGTCCTATATATAAATAGTGCTTTTACCAAAGAACTACCTGCGGCAGAGGACAAGATCGATTCCATCTTCATCGAAGGCTACGCAAGTACTAACGATATTGATAGAGCCGGTGACGTGGTCCCAGTAAGTGTTTGGGAAGCAGGTATTAAAAATTACCTGAAAAATCCAATCATTCTAGCCCAGCACGATCATGATGACCCTATCGGTCGAATGACAGAACATAAGCTAGACGCTAAAGGTCTATGGATTAAAGCAAGAATTTCGGCAGCTGCCGAAGTCTTCAGCCTTATTAAGGATGAAGTATTAACAGCATTCAGCATCGGATTTAGAGTATTAGATGCGGAATATAATGCAGCTGCAGAGCTGTTTGTAATTAAGGAATTAGAGCTTATCGAGATATCGGTAGTTC